GGACGGATTGAGTTGTTTCGATTCGCCTCTGCAGTACGTGCCTGGTAAAAACTATTTGTTAAAGTACATACAATTCTTCCACTTAACGTTTTGGGAATCACAAAGTATTTAGCTATGTCAGGACTGGCCATGATGATTTGCGTCATTGCCTTTTTCACTTCACCTGCAAGCTCACGATCCAAACAGATAGAATAAAACTCCGAATAATCATCCTCTGTAAGCATTAAGATGATGATTATTAACGCACAAATGAACGTCTTCGCATTTTTACGAGGAATAAACAGCGTAATATCACGGTATCTAAACTTTTCCTTATCGTTTTTAAAGCGCCAACCGAATATATTGACAAGAAAAAAAGCCTGGAATCCTTCCAAGCCTTCTAATATCGTTTTTCCTGCAACGCCTAAACCTGTAGCAAAGTTAAGTAATTCTAATAGACCCTCTATCTTTTCTATTTCTTCCATGTCGAAATAGTAATCAAAATCATCTTCATACTGCTTTTCTAAGTCCTTTAGGAACCAATTACACTGAATAATGACCTCTTTTGTTGTAATTTCTTTGCCTTTTACAACCCTTTCAGCGTATTTAACCGCCTTTTCAAATATCATTTTTTACCACCACTCAATACTTTTAACAGTGGATCATCTTCCTCCACTCGCACTTGGAAATTAATATTTCCTAGCTTTGCTCGGCTTTGTGGTGACAGGCTCAATTCATTACAACAACGGAAAAACTCTTTTGAATACTTATCTTTAGCACTCAATAAGTTCCGATCTAAAAGCCTTTCAATATCCCTGTTAATGATTCGTTCAATTTGCTGTACTCGGTCAATGGCTACCGCACAGGTGCTTAGAATATAAATATCGAGATTCCCAAGAATCCCACTTGCCTGTAACTCCTTCACAATGAAATTGAAAATTTTCTTTTGCCTTGCATTCAAGTGTGTAGGAGGCAAGATTTCATCGGCAGCACCTTTTAATTTTTCTTCTGTTTGAGTACGAATAGCGATTTCTTCCTTCGTTAAATTCTTACTCATTGTTTTGACACTTTTAGACGGTCTAGCCAATTTCCTCACCTCCTTAAAAATTTTCATTTAGGGAATTTTTTTAGAGCAAATGGGGGCAGTCGGTGTACAGGAATTTCAGATTTTTTCACCAAATACCAGGGGGGTACTCTCCAAAATAATATTTTTTAATTCTTTTGCAGGTATTGTTCCCTTCTCTGCCAGCTCATGATGATAACGACACAATGATATAAGGTTGTCATCCTCTAGCCTCTTGTCCCAGGCATTAGCTATAGGCTCTACATGATGCACCTCTAAGTCAGTGAAGTTGTATTGCATCTGAGTATTGTATAGGTTGCGTAGACATACTTGGCATAGATGTTTGTCACGATCAGCTATATGTGCTCGCTTATTCTTCCATGCTCTTGACCATCTGAATCTATCAATGTATGTGGTCTGCTTTGTAGCTACTGGTTTAGATGCACAGCGTTGACCACGCTTATGAATACCACCACAATAGGTACAACTCTTTAGCAATATACTCACCACCTTTTAAGACATAATAAAAAGCCATACCCAATTGGATATGACCTAACTTTCCTGTTCTTCATTTGTAGTAATTGTTGATGGTCTTGCTATCTCTCTTAAATGTTCGTAATGTGCCCATGCATTCTTAGTTGAATAACACCTTAATCGCCACCATATAATACTAAGAATAAATACAACAAATAAGAATAACCACTTTAGTTCACTGTAGTGTTCATGTGTAAAGTTTAAAATCAAAACAATAATAGTCGATAGTACAAATGAAACTAAAACAGAACCAACCTCATGTTTCTTCGCAAGTAGATATCGATACCTGTCTGGATAACCCTTTCCTCCAACAAAATATTCATCAATGTTTATTTCATGTTTAAAAAAGTCTGCCCAGTCTTCCCTTTCCACCCAATCAAAATACATATGTAATTGATTAAAGATATAACCTAAAGGTACACCGATTAAAGCAAACGTAACACCAACGAAAAATACATTTTTATTAGTGAATTCAGCCAACGTTTTATCATCTGCAAAAAAGAAAAAGTATAAAGCCATTATTAAAATAAAAATCCAACCAGGTATTCCCCATCTAATTAAGTATTTCGTATCAAAATTCATCTCTTTTCACTCCCATCTACCTACATCTTAAAATAGATGGAACGTATTGTCATTATAAAAAGAGACTACCAATTTAGTAGTCTCAATTACTTGTTTCCGACATACACGTACAAGCGAACGTGTTTATTTTGTAATGCT